ACTTAACTATGCCCTTTAATCCTCTAAGAAACGAGATTGATAAGATACACCTTGCAAAAACAGGTAAAACTTCTGAACAAATACATTCTGATCTGATAAGTAACGAACAGGAAATAAATGCTATTAATGCAATTTCTGGTCCTAGTGCAACTTCTGGTTCTAGTGTAATTTCTGGTCCTAGTTCTTATACTCAGTATAAGATAGATCAAGATAAACAGATTGAGTCAGGTATTAGTAGTATTTTAATGAGTGATTTATCTCTCGATAAAGCAAAACAATCTGTTGAAGGTCAGTCCTTTTTGAAACAAGCAGGTGATTTGGCTTTTGGGGATCTTACTGCTAAGATGGTAGATGCAGATGCAGAAACAAAGAAAAATATTAACTCTGCCGCCTCTATCTTTAAAAAGATCTTAACTGAAGGTACAACTGAAGAAAGTCAAAAAGCTTTGGGAGAGTTAAGAGATAAGTATAATAAAATTGCTAATTCAACTCTTAGTTTTGTCGATAAAGAATCATTAAGAAAATCATATTCTGATATGGTTGAACAAGTCAATGGAATTAATCGTTCTAAACGAGCCAGCAAAAACTTGGATGCCTACCTTTCAGAAAATACATTACAAGATCGAGAAAAGTTCTTAAGTACTTTTGATGCTACAAATAAAAGATTAAGCTTTGCTTTAAAGTCTAAGCAAACAAAGAATGCAGATATTATTAATCAACTAGCTGATTTAGAATCTAACAGAGTAGGGTCTAGACTTTATAATCCTGAAGATCTAGCTGCTTATAAATCTTCTTATTTCTCTACAGACCAAGACTTAAATGCTGGTATGGAGATGCAGTATAACTACGCTATTAAAAATGCTGCAGATGACAAGATTTATGATTATCAAAAACAAATTTCTGATATTGACAATAAGATAAAAAATACTTACGATCAAGAACAGAAGAACCTACTTGCAGTACAAAAGAATTCTTTAAATCAAGAACTATCCTATGCTAAAAAGTTAAGTGAAAAACTAAAACCCTTAACTGTAGAAGATACTTATTTAAAAAGTTTTTATCCTGAGGAATATACTCGTAAGAGAGAAAAGCAGAAGCAAGAAGTTTTTAAAAATGAAAGACTTGCAGAAGGAGATCAAGGTTCTTGGGCTGAAACACTTAGTAGAAACTGGGATTACTACCGTTCTAATGTAGCTAAGCAGTTATCGGGAATACACTCACTACTTGATGATCCTTCAGGAGCTTATAGATTAAGGTCAAAAGCTGATTATATTGCTCCTCCAACATTCTTTGTTGGTAAAGATTTAAATAAGAATAACAAGATTGATGACTCTGAGATAACTCGTGATATCCACGGTAACAAAGTTAGTTTTAGTCAAGTAAGCTGGACAGATAAAAAAGGTAATACAACCTGGAATTTCTGGTCGCCTGCTGAACAGATTCTTCCAATTTCTATGGATGTGCTTAATACTATTTTTCTTTCCAAGGGAATAGGTATGGGAGCAAGGGCTACAAAAGTTTTAAGTTGGTCTAATCTAGCAGGTGCAGCAGGCTTAACTGAAGCTAATACAGCTACTTTTTTAAAGAGTGTGGCTCCTAGAATTTCTACTATGGGTACTGTTACGGCAACTACTTTTCCTAGATTTTATGCAGAGGAACGTTCAAACTTTAAAGATGGAAGTACTGCTTTTAAAGTAGCAGGTCTCAGAGCAATTGTAGAAGGACTTACAGAGAGTATTACTCCAGATGTAAAATTATTTGATGGAGGAATTGCTTACGGTGCTTTAGATGATGTGTTTGCAAAACTAGGTAAGCTAGATCCTACTGCATTAAGTAATCTTACTAGACGTAGAGATATACTATTAGGATTAGTTCCAAAAAATTCTTTGTCTAAGTTTAACGCAGCATTGTTAATGGCTCCTACTGCAACTAGAAGACTTGTATCGGGTGCTACTCAAGAAGCATTTGAAGAAGTTGCAGCTTTAGCTGGTAACTATCTTATAGATAAATACTCTACTCAACAAAACTTTGAAGTAGAAGAGACTAATAAGTTTAACTTAAGTTCTACCTTAGATACTTTCATAGAAGGATTTATCCCGTCTTTGTTTATATCAGGAGCAACTAACTTGAGTTCTAGGAACGCAATGAGGCAAGAACGTTTAAGTCAAGCTAGATGGAACATTGCAAACAATCCTGAACAATACAAACAACTAATTGCAAATAGAGTATCTAATCAACAGATAACTAAAGAAGAAGGTTTAAAGAAGACTGCGGCCATTGATAACATTGCTAGAAGACTAGATAGTATGACTGAACTTAACAATGTTAAAAGTCTAACCAATCTACTAGATGACAAAGAACTTCAGTTTGCACACTTTAATAATCGTTTGTTTCAAGAAGATTTATTAAACGTAGATACTACTGAATTATCTCCTGAACAAGTAAAGAGTTATGAAGATCTATTAGCAAATACTAGTAACTCTATCTTAAGTACTGTTAAACTTGCAGACAAGTATGTAGGACTAGATGAAACAGAAAAGAAAGCTATTATTAGTAAATTGTTTGAAACACAAGCAAATGCTGCAACAAATGCAGATACTAATCTATCTACTCTTATAGGAATAGCAGAACAAACAAGACAATCTCTTTTAAGTGTTCCTGTTAACGATGACAGATATACTTTTGTAAGTGAGGAGTATAAAAAATTCCAAGACAAGATAGATGCTAGCATTCAAGAAAGACTTGGAAGATTTAGTCAAACACTTGAGACTAATCCACAAAACCTTACAAGCTTAGAGTTACAACTTGCAGCACATACTTTTTATCCTGCAATTGACAGGATGAATGCAATTGATGCACAGTATACTTTAGAAAACTCTCCTTTAACACAACCTACAGAACCTGGACCTAATGCTCCTGAGTTAATTCAAAATATTCTAGACGAACTTTCTACAAGACAGATTTTAAATGAAGGAGAGTTTCAGTTTGAAGCAACTCGTAACTTACAAAATCCAGAGACTAAAGCTTTGCAAGAAGAATTACTTGCAATTGCTGAGTTATCTCCTGAAGAATTAGAGTCGGGAGAATTGGAAGAAAATGTTCATGATCACTTAACTAGTAGTCAAAGATTTAACTTAGCTCAACAATTAGAATTGCATAAGATACTTAAGGAACAGAATCCTGAAGAACCTACTGCTTTAGAGAATAGAATAAATACACTCATTTACAATGATTATGGTAAATCTGTTCTAGGATTAGATGCTAATAATACTAGAGCTAAGATTCTTGAAATGAACAAGACTGCTATGGAAGCTAGACTAAATGCTCCTATAGTTAATAACTTTGCTCCTGCTGATACTACTCTTACTTCTGAAACTAGAACTCCAATTGAGTTGGTTATTCCTGGAGTAACACCTGATATAGATGAAGGGGTATACAACGAATATGTTCAGATATTAAACGATTTAAATGAAATTAACCTAGATCAAGATAATGATCCTGAGGATAATAGAAGACAAATTGCAGAGCTAACTATATTTGCTTTAAAGAATCTAGATAACTTAGAGAGTCTTAATCAAGTACGTAGTGCACTATTAGGATTATATCCAGAATACGCTACTGAGATTGAGGTTACTATGGAGAAAGCAAATAATGGTGAAGTAGATTTAAGTGGACTAAGTTTTATTGCAGGTAAAAGAAAAACATTCTTAGAGGGAGTAATCTCTAAGTTTATTTCAAAAGGAGAATTAACTGTTGACCCTGAATCTCCAGCACCTTTTGTGGACGAAGCTCCTGAAACTCCTACAGATGAGGATACTACTGTTGCAGATAATTTTGAATCAGCTCAAGATGCTCAGAACCAAGAAATAAAAGACTCTGAATATACAGGAAAGGGTTTAAAAATTAACATGCTTTCCTTAAATAAGGAAGACAAAGTAATTGATGACTTCCCAGTAACTTTAAGTTACAATATTCTAGATGCTTACTCTACAAACAAACGTTCAGGTAAAGCAACCGACTACTTAAATGTCCGTATACAATCTATGATGGGTGTATATGAGTTTGTACTTTCCCCTGAGGCTGTACAAGGTTTAAAAGAATTACAAAGCAAAACATCTCTTACAGATGAAGAGAAAGAATTACTTGTAGGATATTTTACTGTTAATGGAAAACTCATTCATAATAATGAGTTTATTAATCATGTAAAAGATAAACCTTCTACAATAGGAACAGGTGTAGGAACTGTGTTCGTAGACGCTAAAGGAGACTTGCTTAAGTTTACAGACAAAGGGCAGCCTTCTAAAGCTAAGAAAGGGTTCGTTTCATTAAATGTAATAAAAATAGATGCAACTGATACTGCTATTATGCAAGTTAGAAATCTTGCAGAAAGTGGAAAAATTATCACCTCTAGTATTATCGGGATTGCTTCTGGTGTAGAAAAAGCTAAACCTCTATCTAGTATTGTAAATGAAACAATATATGTTCACACAGATCCACTTACACTAAAAGAAGAAGGTGTAGGAAAAACTTACTTTGTTAGACCTGGAAGTGTTCAAGTAGTAAACGAAGAGGCTCGTAATAAATATACAGGTGTCATCATTCCTACTAATGGAAACTCTATCCAAGCATTTGTAAATGCTTTTAATGAAGGTACATTACCTAAAGAACTAGATGAATCTATTAGAACTAATGCTACGGAGTTCTTAAACTATATTAGCAGACAAATTAATTCTACTAGAGTAAAAGTAGATCCTAGTAAGAGTAAGCTTGCCATTAGATACTTTAAGAAGGCCGAGTTATATCTCTCTAGTACAATGAATAATAAGATTGTAGTAAAGTCTAAGCCTACTAGGAATCTTTTAAAGACTAAAAATCAAGAAGAAGACCTACTTAAGTTGGGTGAGAAATCTTATAAACTGGTAGATGCCAGACTTTTAAATGATAATAAACCTTTTACTGCTCTTGTAGTAACTGGTAAGACTGTATCTGTTAAACAGTTTAACACCTATACAGATTATGTTAAAAGTCCTGAGTTTGGTGCTACTATCAAAAGAGAGGAAAATAGGAAACTGGTTTTCAGTTCTGACTATAAAGTAACAGAACCTGTAGTAGATGTAACAAATGATAACGTTGAAGTAATTGACGTAGTAGAAAACATTCCTACTCAACCTACAGAAACTACAGAAACTATTCTATCTCCTAGAACTCTTGGTCCACGTGCTTACTTACATAGTATGGGAATAAGAGAGTTACCTGGAGATACTCCTGAGTCTTTTAGAAGAAAAACACTTAGTAATAAGATTAACGCAAAGCAAAAACTTGCAGCAAAGAACTGGGTAGCAAATCATCCTATCTTCAAGAACACTACCTTTATCTTTGATAACACTATCAATCACCCTGAAGCTTATGCTTCTTGGTCTAAGGCGGGTATCTTCTTGTATGAGGGAGCTAACTATGCAGAAGCTTACCATGAAGCATGGCATGAATTCTCTCAGTTGTACTTAACTCCTGAACAGAAAGAAAGTTTATATGCTCAGGCTAGAATCATCTACGGAGAATCATCTTTTGTAGAACTAGAAGAAAAACTAGCAGAAGACTTCCGTGCTTATGCTTTAAGTAATGGAAAGACCTTACCTGAAAACATAAAGAAAAACAAAGACGCTAAGTCTATCTTTACTAAACTATGGGACTTCCTTACTAATCTTTTTACAGACAAAAAGACTGTTGACCATTATTTTGGTAAACTGTACAAAGGTAACATCAGTCAATTCAAACGTAATGAAGTTAATGCATATTTTAAGACTCTCTACTCTGGTAAGTTTACTTACTACGATCAAGATGGTAAGCCTAATTCCCTGTCTTTTAGGGATTCTAAGGCACTCTTAGACGATGTAGATAGTTTGTATACCTTCATTGCTAATAATGTATTTAAAAACAACGGACAAAGCTTTGTAAACATTGTAGCAACGGCTAAGAATGCAAACTCAGTATATCCTTACATTGCTCAATACTTAGAGACAAAATATAATGATTTGCTTGAGGACTTTAACAGAACTAAAGATGCTAACTTAGTTCCTCAGATTGATTCTATTGTAGATATGTACGATAGGTTTGGTAGCATAGCTCAATACCATAAACAAAACTCTACTCTATTTGATGATAAGATTAAGAAAGAACTTGTCAATACTCAAGTAGAAGAATTAGAAAAAGCAAATACAGAGTTTGCTACATTTGAATCTAGTGTTAACGAAGTATCTCAGAAACAACTTGCTTCTCAAGTATTAATTAACGCTTTAAAGACTCTTCCAAAGTATGAGAATGGTGTAGAGGTACTTCACCCTATATTTGGAATTCCTTTAGTAGGAAACTTTAATAATAATTGGAATATCTTACAACGTAAACTATCAGGTTCTAACTCTTATGCGGATCTTTATTCTAAAGTACAAGATCTTACAGAAGAGTATCCACAGTTTAATCAGTTTCTAGAATACTTGCCTGCTACTAATTCTGCAATTAAGCTTACAAGTAACATGAACTTTAAGAATGAGTTCAATCGTATCTTTAGTATGCCTTACATTGAAGGATACACTACAGAGATTAAAAGAAATGAAAAGGGAGAAGTTAGTGAGGTTAGAGTATTCCAAGCACAATCTCTTGATACTCAAAACATTAGAAGTTCTTATGATATCCATTTTTCTCTTAACTATTCTCCTTACTCTTTAATAGATACGGAATCAGGTACATTCCACCTTAACACACAGAAGTATTTTAATAACTTCCCTGGAGTACCTGCAGTACCTAAAGACGAAGAGGACTACAGAGAGTATAATCAAGGTTTATATGACATGCTTAAGCCTTTAGGCTTTAATCTTAGTGAGAACTCTATAGAATTATTTGTTAATGAGGATCCTAATGTACAAAGTAGAAGAGTAAATTTAATTTATAATAAACTTACTGCTCTTTCTGCTACTCAGAAATATATTATTACTCCTTTGGCTTCATTGTCTTCTGAACATACTATAGAAGTAGATGGTAAAGAACAGAAAATAGGAGGAGAAACTACAAGTGTATCTAGTATTATTCAGTATGAAGTAGATGCAAATCCTCAGTACGTTAATGATATGCGTTACAATGCAGCACAGAAACAAATCTGGTCTGTAAATCAACATACCTACATGACTAAAATAATTAGCGTGTTGAATGATAATAAGTTGTACCCTACTATAGAGGACGTGTATAAGGAAATGCCTCACTTGAATCCTGAGAATAATCCTAATGCCAAAGGATCATTTATCCTATCATACTTGTTTAATCCTGCTGGAAAACGTATTAAGGATAAAGTATTTGGTAAAGAGGCTCTTAGAACAGTAGAATTATCTAATCTATTAGGTATCAAGGAATTCGGTGAGGGAGAAAAGACTATTGACAGTAATGAATCACAAAAACACTTTGCTGATATCGTAGGTTTAGTTAAGTCTGGTGTAGAAGAGATTAATCGTTTAAGTGGTAAAGCCACTACTAGAGGATTAGTATTAGACAATAGACTAAGAGATTATTTAGGATTTACAGCAGCATCAAACCAAACTGATCCTTTTGCTGTTTCTGGAACTCCTCAAGTACCTTATGAGTTATTTAAACAAAGAATCTTACCTTTAATTAATGCTGAAGTTCAAGTTACTATTAAAGATTCTGACAAATTTCCTAAGAAAAAAGAGAAAAATAAAGACGGTACTATTACAATTAAATCAGATATATTTGAAGAGGATGGTTCTCCTAAGCTTGCTTACTTCCAAAACATCTTTACTTCTCCTGAACAAAGAAATGCTTTATTATCTGCATACAAAGTAGCTGATAACACAAAATCTTTAGAAGATGTATTTAAGACTGTACCCCAAGCAAAAGAAATCTTTAATGCTTTTCAAGCTTATATTGCAAAACAAGTACGTTACTCTAAGAGAGTATTAGGGGATGAGTATCCTGTTAGTGATACAGATTTGCTTAAGTATCATTTCTTTTCTTTTGTATCTCGTGTTGAACAACATAAAGTATTCTTTGGTCATCCTTACTATTACAAGAATGCAAAAGATATCGAGAAGCGTCTTAGTATGTGGAATGCATTTGGCTCTTATTCCACACTAGACCTACAGAACTTAGACTTCTTGAATTCTAGTCAGTCTGGATTGACTATGCAGTCTCAAAGAGAAACATATCAAGCTTACGCTAACAAAGAAGGAATTAAAGTTAATCCTAATAGAGCTAACATTGATCAGATATCCTACTTAGTATTAGAGGATGAGCCTGTAAATTCTTCTACAGCAAAAGCAAGTAAATACTATGGTAAGAACAAAGAGGCTTATGTAAATAATAAAGATGCTGCTAAACAAGATGCTGCTGCGTTTTCTACACTAGACTTTTATCGTAAATTCTATTCTTTGTCTACAGGTATTACTTTTGAGATGTCTCAAGAGTTCAAAAGACAAGATACTATCTATAAGAAGTACTTAGAGTTGCAGACTGCAGAAGACTATCAAGTTGCTGCTATCACAGAAGAACTTGAAGCCGAATTAAACAAAGGGCCTTTTTATAAGTTTACTATTAAGAAACTTCAGTATGCAGGACATAACGTAATAGAAACTGGCGAATCAGTTCCTGTAGGTCACAAGTATTCTATGAAGCCTATTCTTCCTTCAGAAATTATTGGAGATACAGGATTAGCTGCTATTTTAGGAAAACTTCATGCTTCATCTGCAGATTACGCTGTATATGATTCAGGTTCTAAGTTAGCAGAAACAGTTAAGCCTGTTAAACTATTTAATTCTAAAGGAGAAGTAAACGGTAAAGCAGTAAACACTGGAGTAATTGACCTTAAGAACTTAAAAGAACAAGTTTTGATTGAGAACAAAGAAGACTTTAACAGTATCTTCAGTACTCAGTTCCGTAAACTTATTTATAAAGATGTACGTACAGAGGAAGGAATGGAATTGTATAATGCCTACAAAGGTATTATCGAGTCCTTGACTGGCTTTGATAAACTTAAATTCCTAGAACAACTTGACAACAAAGAAAAGTTGGTAGAGATGTTGATTAGAGAGATGTCTCGTAAGAATGTCTCTGAAACTACAAAAGACTTAATCAAGTTAAAAGAAGACGGTAGCTTAATGCATAGTCTTGATAGTATGATTGATCGTACTATTATGGAAAGTGCTATTGTTTCTAGTGTTAAAAATGCAATCATTCGTCAAAAAGTACCTGGAGCACAACGAGTTCAGTATCCTGTTTCTTTAATTAGACCAAATAGAAAACTTAAGTACTATGATATTGTAGACGGTAAAATCTCTAAAGCAGAAGCTATTGTATCTTTCTCTAAAGGATACTATCCTTTGTTGAATCTTGTTTCTCCAGTAGACAGACAGCCTATTGGTAAATTAGATGCTCAGGGTAATCCTATAGACCCATACACAGCGTTAACTCGTTTGAATGACGCTTTAAATAATCCTAAATTTAGAGATACTTACGCTAATCAACTTGCTATGGTCGCTATTCGTGTACCTGGTCAGGGTTATAACTCTATGGAGAACTTTGAAATCGTAGAATTCTTGCCTGAAGAATCAGGAGAGATTATCTTAGTTCCTGATGAGATGGTTGTTAAGTCTGGATCTGACTATGATATTGATAAATTGTTCTGCTATGATCCTACTATTGGACGTAATGGAACTGTTAGTGCATTGCCTAGAACTCCTGAAGAAAGTATCTCTATTAAGAATGAACTCTTAGGTAAGTTAAAAGAAAACAAAGAGGCATTCAGAGAGATTCTTAGTGAGAAGAGAGCACTTACTGAAGAGTTAGGTGCAATCCTTAGCAAGAGAGACTTCGATCCTACTAGTAAAGTAGGTGAGCTTTATCAAGAGTTACAATCTTATAAGCATGCTGATGAAAATGAATTAGCTGATAGTGGTGTTATCACAGAAGCAGATCTTCTTAAACTTAAAGAACGCTTAGAGAAAGGCATACCTGAAGAAAAGAATGAGGAGATACAACGTATGAAGACAAGAATATCTAAACTACGTGCTGCTCTAGGAGAAATATTTGATGCTGATTTATCTATTGACTTGGCTGAAGTCAATAAAGAACTAAAAACTTTATCTGATGAGACTAACGAGATTAAAGATCAGTTGAGTACTCTAAGAGGAGAGTACAGTAATGCTTTGTTACTTAACATCTCTGAAAGATTGTCTCAAGTAGAAATCTTTGATGATTTGATTACTCCTAACGAAATCAGCAGTATTAATGAAGCAGTAACTGAGTTTGGTAAACAGGTTGAGCTTAATACAGCTTCTTTTACAAATATCGTAAGTCCTCTTTACCAGTTGTATGTATTCTCTTTGAATACGTATAAAACTTCTTTGGGTACGGATGCTAAGAATAACGTATTCCATTCACTTCTTCAGAAGACTACTTTTTACAGAGAAGATAAAAAAGGAACACGTAACTATTTACTCGATGCAAATAGAACTCCAGAAGGTTATATAAACTTTAGTCAGATAAACGATGTAGATGGTAAGCGTATTTCTTACTTATCAGGTCAAATGATTAGTGCTCACGTAGACATTGAAAAGAATGATGGTATTGCACGAATCAATTTGAATAACGTAGTTACTCCAATTGTTAACTATGTAACTATGGCAGGCACAAGATTTAATGATATTGTTAAGTTGATTAACATGACTCCTGCTATTATTTCTTATTCAAAAGGAAAAGATCTTACTAGTATTTTAGAAAACATTTTAGCTAATGCTCCTGAAGGAAATATTGCAATCTCTCTAATAGAGGATTCTAAAAGTAAATCTACTAAAATGTACTCTAAAAGTCAACTTAGAGATGTTGTGTTTAATCATTTGTTTGCTAATGTTGGAAAAGATACAGCAAGTAAGATGCTTCTTACAGAAGAAGGTCCTTTAGGTGAGTTACGTAGATTTGTGCAGTTCTTAGAGTTAGAAGAACAAACTAGAGATTTAGCAACTGTTTCTTTGTCTACCGATTATGATACTTTCTCTCCTCAAAACTTTGAGTCATTTCATTCTAATATGATTGGACTAATGCCTTATCTTCAAGTAAAAGGAAAAAAGGCTAATATCTTTAACAACAAAGGACTAAAAGATATAATCTCTAACACAGTAGTTTCTTCTTTCCAAATACAACAAGAAGTATTAGATAAGTTTGTAGAAGTATTCCCTATATCAGCAAACTCTGCGTTAACAAATAAAATTCTTACTGAATTTGCTAAGATAAAAGATATTAATAGAAAACTAGACTACGATAAGTTCTCTAGAACATTTAAGAATGACCTACTCTACAGTCTATTTATAAATAATGTATCTGAAGCACAAAACTTTGAAACCTATGTAGACAAAAGTAACCCTGGAAACATCAATGCTATGTTCCGTAACCTTAAAGTAAGACTTAAAGATAGAGGTATCGAAGCAGACAATATCATGTTTGATATTATGAGTATTGATTTTGATCTAAAAGATTTAAAATCTAAGTATCTTAGGACAGGAGTATTGGATACAGAATTAGACTATTCTGTAGATATGTACAAAGAAGCGTTTGAACAAGGATTTAATTGGTCTAATCCAGCACTTGATCCTTCTAAAGAAGCTGATGCAAATCTTATCGGAGATATGCAAGGATTCTTTAAAGCATTTGCTTACGCAGGTATCATAGGTTCTCAGTTAAATAAGAAGTTTAATTCTTACTTGCCTTTGATTCCTGAGTCTATCTACACGCTTCCTATGACAGATGTAATTACTAAATTTGCATCGGAGTTGGATTCTATGCTTGAAACTTATGGAAAGTCAGGTTTCTTAACAGACTTTGTTAAGAGATTTAACGAAAATCATCCAGAATTTAGAAATGGCAATCAGCCTGCTTCTTTGACTTACTATAAAGACTATGTACTATCTAGACCTAATAGTGTAGATATCTATGAACTTAATAAAGAAGACTTGACCCTGAGTACATCTGAACAACCAGTAGGTGCTAATGCTGTAGCTGAACAATTAACCCTTGACTTTGACACAGAGACTACATCTTTGCTGGAAGATTCTTTCGCATCTCTACGTAAATTAAACTCAGAACTGAGTAAAAACTGCTAATTAAACTATATTTGTATTAACCCATTAACTATGTTTTGTCCTAACCTATCAGACCCTAATATAAAAGCTCAGTTTGAGTCGCTTCAATCTATTGTCCCAGAATATGCTTATTATCTCTGGGATAAGTATGAAGGAGAAGTTCCTGCTAAGTACTACAATCTTGCAAATCAAACTACTATAACTGATAAAAAATATATCAAGTCCATAGCTGATAGGTTTATGCGTTTAGAAAAACAGTTTGATTTTCTTAAAGGAATTCAAAATGATCCTGCATATTGGAAAATGTCTGTTGCACAAAAGAAAAGTTATGTAGCTGCTAAACATTTTCAAGAAATTATTCCTACCATCGAAGGACGTAAGTCTGTTACTATAGATGGTAATCGTATTTACTTGAGTCAAACAGAGAGAGTTAAGTCTCCTGCTGCACTTTATAGTTATGCTGTACGACTAAGAGAAAGTATTAATGCAATGTTCCCATTAGTATCTTATAATCCTCCTGCAACTGTAAGAGAATTATATAGTGGACAAATGCTTGTAGAGTTTGATTTAACTGGTAGATATGCTAATCCTTTCTTAGAGGCTATTGAGACTCTAGAGGAAGAGGATATTAAAGCAGAAATGGAATTGTTTGATATTCATCAAAATCTTAAGAAAGAAGAAGCGGGTATAATGCAAAAGATTGAGTCTGCAAAAGAGTTTTTAGTAGACGGTGAAGTACTATCATTGGACTCTAGTATGTTCCAAAGAAACTTTAAGCTAATCCAAGCACTAAAGAATCCAAACATTAAACAGTACTCAGAGGTTTTAAATAAGTTAGTAGCCAGATTTCCAGGAGTTACTTGGAAATGGGATACAGACTTAGACGAGATAGGAAGAGTAAACTTTACAACAGGTGAGATTGTATTCAATCCTGAACTAATTAAAGAAGATACCCCTTGGCATGAGTTTGGACACTTTGCAGTTAGGGCTATTAGAGAAAGCAATCCAGAACTTTTTGAACAACTTAAAAACGAAATTCAAAAGTTACATGACAATTCTCCTACATCTTCCGCTTATACTTTTGTAAAAGACAACTACCCTGATTACGTAGGTACTGATTCTTTTTGGGAAGAAGCTATAGTAACTGAGTTAGGAAGACAGGCGGCTACTAAATCTGATAGAAGTTTGTTTGATAAAATCTTTGATTGGTTTAAGTCTTTGCTTAAATCTTTTAATGTAGGAGTTAGTGAAGTTAGCAACATGTCTAACTTAGTAGACTCTCTCGTAGATCCTTCTAATATATTCGATGTAATTCCTACAAATGATGCTATAGCAGATTATATGTTCCAACGTATAATTCCTGCAGATATAGTAGATTCTGTTACTCAGTATGTAAAAACTACTCCTGATGCTCCGTTTGAGTTTCAAAACTATGCAGATAAAATAAAAACTTATGTTGCAGCTATTAGTGACTCAGAGTTTAAAAAGATTCTAGATACTAACAAGTACTTAGGTCTGGGAACAGAATCCCTTCAAAGAGCATTAAGTGCTATAAATGAAATAAAAGATATAGTTACTAAAGAGGATGTAGCTGTTTCTGTTTTAGAGTTGGCAGACTACATGCAGTATAGTGGCTATTATTTAACTGGATTACTAAGACACATTGATAACTTAGCGGAAGATCCTAATATACCTTCAGGAAAAAAACTAGGAGATATAGATAGGGCTTACAGACAAGCTTTATCTTTTGAGAAACATTTAGAAAAGTTTAGTGAGTTAATATCTACAGAAAAGGCAAGACAGATGTACAGAGAGGAAACAGCTAAGAATGCTTTCCTAAAAAACTTTGTTACAATTGAACTTGCAATTAATAACATTAAAAAACGTCATGCTACACTTATATTAGATCCAGTAGTATCAGAATTGTCTGATAGTCTTACTCTTCAACGTGAGGATATTGAAAAGTCTTTTAATGAAGATATTGCTAAATTAAAATCTAGACAGCAAACTCCTAAAATAATTAAAAGGATTGCTGAGTTAGAGGAAAGAAGGGACAACTCTGTTCCTACTCCTGAAAATATTAAAAAATTTATATCAGATAATGATTGGATAGTAAAAAATTCTTCTTGGTTTAGTGCATTCAATTCTGCTATGTCTACTAAGAATGCAACCATACAAATGGTTTCTCAATATATTACAGGCATTAATAACGAGTTTCAAGAAAGCCTAAAACCTATTGCAAAAGACTGGCAGAACTTAATGGATGATATTGCCAAAGAAGAAGGAGGATTTTTAAGTGCAGTTGTAACTCCTAGGGAATTCTATAAAAATTACATTAGAGAAACTTCTATCTATAAGATTGTAGATGGACAGTTAGTAAAAGATCAACAAGGTATATCTTTAAATACTAAAGTAAAGAAAGTAGAGTTGATAAACAGATCTACTGAACTACGTTACTTAGCTGAGTTTGGAGAAACTAGTGAGATTAAAGAACAAGCAGAGCAAGATCTTAAGAAGTTTTACGAAGAGTATACTGAGCGTCCATTTACAGAAGAGTATTATGACATTCAAAAACTTCTTCCAGAAGATATAAAAGCTAAAAGAAACAAAATCTATCAAGAGATAGGAGCTATTAGAGAAGAGTTTGGAACAGGAGAAATAGATGATAATACTATCTTACAACTTAAAGAAAAAGAAAAAGAACTTAATGAGTTGGAACGTTTGTATACTCCAGATGGAGAGTTAAAAACGGGAAAAGAGTACGAAGATGCTTTAGCTATTCAGAATTGGAAAGAAAACAAAAGAAATCTAAGTGTAATTAGTTTTGTTTTAACTGACGATAGTAAGAACGTATTCGAGAAAGTACTTGCAGATAAAAAAGCTAAGTTAGCTAAAGGATTTATTACTCCAGAAAGTTATAATAACTGGGCTGCAGTTCACACCCGTACTATTTACACTCAGGAGTTTTATGATACAAGACAAGAAATCTTAGACGAGATTCAAGAGTTGCTTAGTAGCAGAGGTTCTATTACAGACTTGTACTCTAGTTTGTTTAATCTTTTAAAAGGTAATAAAGATAAGAATGGGGTTTACGATCCTATTGACGTTACTGAAAAACAAGTAGTAAAAGCAAAAGAAATAGAACAAGAGATTGAAAATATTAAAGCTTTGCTTAAACAGGATAGTCCACTAGACGCTACTACTAAATCTACACTATCTGGACTTATAGAACAACTTCAAGGACTTCAGTCTAATGTAAACTCTGAGTATTATAATACTGCAGTTGAACATCAAGTCAACGCTATTAGAACAAAGGTAGAGACAGAAAATCCTGACTTAGATCAAAAGTCTATTGAAGCATTAGTAAATGTTGCATTTAAAAACTCTACTTGGTATAAAGATAATCACATTACTAAGTATAGATTTGACCCTAATCTTCGTTCAACAGTAGAGGTAGTAGAGCCTATCTTTATGTGGAGGGTTACTAGACCTAATGATCCTAAGTACATACAAAAAGATGCTCCTTCTTCCTTATGGTATAAGGCTGTAGTAAATGCAGACTTTAAAAATCCTAACTATAAGCCAGGGGAGATTACATTTAAAGAAATTACAGGGGGACAATACTATAACCAAGCCTACGATAACTTATCTGATAATCGTAGAAAGCTTCTTGACAGAATGACTGACTTACATTATAGAAGTCAGGAAGGACTATATCAAAAAGATAAGTTAGGTGATTTGATTCCAGGATTAAGAAAGACTCCTGGAGAAATTATTGATCAAATTAAACTTAAACAGAATATTGTTAAGACTTATTTTAAGAATGTTACTAGTTTCTTCTCAGGAGACAGGGAAGCTTTCTCGGATGAGGAGGATATCTTTGGTGCAGCTTATCAAGTAGATGCTTTTGGTGATCCAGTAATGAGAGAGTCTAGAAGACTATTCAATCGTTATGCACGTACTCTTCCTTTAGAGGAACAGTCTTATGATATTATGACTGCTATGGCTTCTTACGCTACTTCATCTGAAAGATTCAGAAAGATGCGTAAGTATCAATCTACTGTTCTTGCTATGGAAAGTGTAGTAACAGATAAGGGAGAACGTATAACAGATTCTACTAAAGTAATCAAAGATCTTATTGATCGTGAGTTGTATGGTAAAACTTTGGAGTCTGATACACCTTGGAAAAAAACTTCTAACTCTATTATTAGTGGTGTTACAAGTTTTGCAGGATTTAAAACACTTGGACTTAATCTTATAAACTTACCACAAAACTGGATCAGTGGACACCTTAAGATATATTCTCAGTTAGGGTTCTACCACCTCACTGCTGCTGACTTAGTAAAAGCACATGCAGATACTGTTGGTATTTCGCAAGAGTTTTATCTTGCATACAACCAATTTGGAGCAAAACCTTTTAGACTATCTTTAATTGATTACTTTATAGGAACACAGGGAGCGGCTAACCAAGCAAATGAGATTAACAACAAAGGTCTTGTAAAATATGGTAAAGTCTGGAGATCTGTTTCTACTCTGAGAGACTATACGGAATTCGATATTGCTGCTGTAACTACTTATACTTTCTTGAATAAGTATAGAGTAAAGAAAAAGGATAGTGATGAAACAGTAGCACTTAAAGATGCATTTGAATTAAAAGATGGTATAATTCAGGTTAAAGATAACGTAGAGGTTAGTCCTAAATTTATAAATAAGATTAGAAACAATGTTCAATTAGCAAATCAAAGAGCACAAGGTATATATGCTTTAAGTGCTCAACCAACTGCTTCTAAGCATGCTTGGTTTAGGTCAGTAATGTTCTTAAAGAAATGGCTTATACCTGACCTTAAATCAACTTGGGGATTAGAGACTATTCACTATGGTTCTGGAATAAGAACAGTAGGTTCTCATATAGCTGCTACTAGATTCTTAAAAGATTTTATTTACTATGATCAGGGTAACTTTTATAATACCTGGAAATACAGTTCTGAAGTTGATAAAGCAGGTTTAAAACAGTTTGCTATTCAATTTACTACTTTTACCGTACTAGCCAATTTAATAGTTCAAATGTCTCTTTCTTTAAACTGTGAAGAAGATGCTCAAGCAGATTGGAAAGATTATGTTTGTTTAGCACTTAAGAGAACTGCAAATGAAGCTGAAGGTGTATTCACTCTATGGGGAATGAATGAAGCATTATTTACTTGGGGTTCTGAAAAAGCAAACGGTATAGGTCTTGCAGATAGGATGTTGTGGAGTTTATTAGGACCTGCAAGTGTATTTAAGAAATTCATTACAGATCGTGATGATTTATTTACTACAGATCCTTATTATAGATATCGTTCAAATTCTAATAAAGTAGACTGGGATAAAACTCACCCTATGCAAGCAGGAGAAATGGGATTAGCTGTATTAGCAATGGAAGTAATGGGAGCTAAAGGAATGTTTATTGGTCCTAAGTCTATTGAATTTCAGAACAGAGCTTTTAACGCTTACTCGCCTAAGACTTATACTAAAGAACTTGTTACTCGTTATACAAAAGAACATCAAGGTTTAGAGTACATGACAACTAGAACTCGTCTAGCTCAAGAATTAAAGTTATTTAAAAAAGAGATGAAAGATCTACAGAGTCAAGCTTTGAGATATGTAGAACGAGGAGAACCTATTCCAGAAGAGATTGGAGTAAGAGCTAACAAGTTAAGTGTTTGGTTTGAAAGAAGAGTAGAAAAAATAAAAACAGGTCAAGAGGACGAGTCAACTCCTTTTGCATATCCATTTATGAACTTAACTGGAGGCAGAAAAGGATTAGATGTTAGTCCTAAGCCTTATAAGAAGTAACTTGACTTTATTTTTAATTAAAGTAAATTTGTATAACTCGGACTCAGGTCGGACTTAATGTCGAAACGATAATAAAATTATGGAAAATAATGATTTGCTCAAAGAACAAGCCAGAAGGCTTCGTCACATTGAATCAATTGTATGCTGCATTGGAGACAATGTAGGCTTAAAAGGTTCTAAAGTAATTAGTGGTACTAGCCCTGTAACAGGAAGCTTTCAGTACTTTATAGTTAACGCTACTGCTGTAGTTAGTGCTATCCTAGATCAGAATGGTAACAGTTTAATGACTAGTTTAGGTTTATCAGGTGTTAGCTTGTTAACTTTAACTAAGATTACTGTACCTCAAGATATAACTATCTCTTCTATTACTCTTGCTTCAGGATCTGTAGTAGCATACAACTCTTAAGAATGAAAACTACTCTACTAGTTGCTACGTCTACTGTATGTGCGTTCTTAGGAACGTACTTTTTACATCTGACTGCAGATAATGCAGAACAGTACTTAGCGATTGTAGCCGTAGTATTCTTAGATGGATTCTTTGGGGTGTGGGCAGGAACTAAAAAAATTGGTTTCCAAACTAAAAAAGCACTTAGAGTACTTCGTACTTTGTTTGCTTGGGTAGTTATCCTTACAGTTATTCTTATGATTGAGAAAGGGTTTCAGGGAACTTTTTGGTTAAGTGAAACTTTTTGTGCTCCCTTTATTATATTCCAACTGATTAGTGCACTTAAAAATGCTCATACAGTAGGAGTAATTAATAATAGTCTCCTTTCTCAGATTTTAGAAAAGATAGATCAACATAAATTCAACCACCAAAATGAAAAACCTAAGCGTAAAACTTAATATAATTTTTATTGCAATAATTGCATACTTATTATTTAAATATGAGTATGTTCAAGAGAGAGACACTAACCAAGTACTCTCTTTTATTGATTCTATAGATAAAGCAAATGATACTTACTTCGAGAAGTTACACTCCTTGGAGCACATAAAACACGAAGAGTATAAAACCTATGAAAAAATCACCCTTAAGTATGATACAATTCAGATTGCTATTGACACTATGCCTGATATTGATGGCACAAAGTACCTACTCACAATCTCTAGACAGCTTACCGCTAAAGGAGTTGAATGATGAGTTCCTAAAAGGAATTCAAGCACGTGAAAGGGTAGTTAGTCTTAAAAAGATTGTTAAGACTGACAGTATACAGTTAACTTTATATAAAGATTCTATTATTCCAAACTTCAGGAAAGCCCTGGATACCGCTAAAATAGAGATAGTTCGCTTAGATACTAAAGTTAAATCACAAGGAGAAACGATTAAAACACTTAAAAATGTTTTGAAAGGTGGGTTATTTGCTATAGTTTTGTTAACCATAGGGTTAATACTTTAACTCTCTGCCTATGATCCCAATCTCTAAACAGATTGTTCAATACTACATTGACAATCCAAATACAACCGAGACAGCTGTTGAAGTTGCTATACGCTTCAACTATCAGCCAGAAGTAAACAATCTACTAAGAGGGAAGAGGGTTCGTGATTTAAAAAGAACTGCTGCTGCTAAAGTACTTAGAGAAGATTCTTCATATCAATTAACTCCTGGCTCTCTTGTTTTATCTAACCATACTCTAGGAACTTACGATGAGAACTTAGATAAAGGTACTCTAGAAGTATCTAAACTAGTCTCAGAGCAACCTAGATCTGCTGAAGAGATTATTAAGATCCACAAAATAGATACTACTAAGTGGAGATTAGTTCAATATTGGAGTAAAGAAAAGAGTTCAGGCTGGCTAGTGTCAGCCTTATTTGCTTCTATAAAGCCTGAGGATAGTTTACCTCAAGATATAGAAGACGTTCTAAGAGAGGTTTTCTTAGAATCTAACATAAGTCCTTGCCCTACTCCTAAGAAGACTCCTGTAGCCTCTAAGAAGGCTTTATTTGTCTATATGAGTGACAAACATGTAGGAGCACTTACTCACCCTAATGCTTTATTCAGTAATGACTACAACAAAGATGTCTTTGAAGTACGTATGATGAGGGTATTAGAAGAAATAGAGAAGCAAGTAAAAGCTTTTGGAAGACTAGAAGATATCTTTATTTGTGATTTAGGGGATTCATTAGATGGTTGGAATGGTCATACTACTAGAGGAGGACACCAACTACCGCAAAACATGAACAATAAGGAGTCTTTTATGACTTACCTTTATGCTCACAAAAGATTTTTTGATGAATTGCAAGAAAAGAATCTTGCAAATAACATTCATGCTATCATGCAGACAGAGGATAACCATGCAGGTTCCTTTGGTTATATTACAAACCAAGCATTAGCTTTATATTTAAACACAGCTTACCCATTTATCAAAGTAACGATAATGGAGAAGTTCCTAGAACACTTTGATTATGGCAAACACACGTTTATTTTCACTCATGGAAAAGATTCTGAAGATCTTAAGCATGGTCTTCCCCTTTTCTTAACAGAGAAGGCAGAAAATTTTCTTAATAAATATATAGATCACCACAACTTAGGAGATAATAAAAACATTTCTATAGTAAAAGGAGACTTACATACAGAGAGTATGCAACAGGTATACAAGTTTAGATACCGTAACGTATTGTCTATGTATGGCTCTTCTAAGTGGGTAATGAACAACTTTGGTCCAGGATATCCAGGAGTTTCATTTGATTTAGTAGAAAAAGATACAGATTTAATATATTCGTTTTATATTCGCTTTAAATAAAATCAAATAAACAGTTATGATTACCCTAGCAGATATAGATAAATTAATAAATCAGTTCTACTTAGACTCAGAGCAGGATGGTCAGGCAATAAGACCTAACGCAGTCCTACTCACAGAAGAACAGTTTGAGGACTTACTCATAGAGATGGGAGTAGAGGATGAGGATGATGTAACAATAGAAAGCATACTAGGATTAGATGTCATCCTAGCAGAAGGGTTAGAACACCCAAGAGTAATAAGACTATAAAAAAAGGGGCCCTATTAAGAGCCCCTTTTTGGTTGGTTGGAAATACTAAATAAACTAAAAACTAAAACTACTTAACCTCCTGTGGTCCTCCTGTTAAGCTAAAGAAAGCAAGAATTTCTTCTTTTACTTTCAATTCAACAACTATAGGCTCACTGGTGGTTTCAAATTTAGTGATTTTTACTGGAACTTTTTGCTTAGTAGCAGGATCAATTTTATATTGATAGTCTACAGGGTTAAGTTTGTCAGCATTCCCATCTAAAACAATGGCTAAGCCATCATCTGTAGGGTAGGTCATTAAGACCTTACTAATTTCAAAGGAGAAACCTTTCTTAATGATAAGTTCCATCTCTTCTCCATTCTCGATTTTTTCTTTTTCGCTGTAATAGAATAACATATCTTTAATTTTAATTGATTACCAAGTGAAAGCGATATCGCTATCTCTTACCATGATTCTTTCTGCACCATCTACTTCTACTAGTTCAGCAGATTGAAGATACATTAGGTTTACGTACACTACATCGCCTACTTTTACATTGGTTACTTCTTCTCCAATGGTGTGGACTTCTAAGTGCTTCAAACCTATTAGTTCTTTCATGTTCATTTCTTCTTCCATCTCTGGTGTAAGTTGGATAAGTCTTTCTTCTCTCTTAGGACGATTGAGTAACACTCTATGTCCAAATAATTTTATGCTCATTTTTTATTTAATTAAGTCAAGTATTCTTCAAATCTATAGATTTCTTTTCTTATATCCATATCTATGTCATTAAATTTTATATTTCTATGAAATAAAATCTTATAATCTTCTGACATGTCATGGAATCTATTCTGTTTAAAACGATCTATGTCTCTTCTGTAGATAGAATTAACTCTGAACACAAACATTATCTTATCTTCTACCTCGTAGTAGTCATAGAAAGAGTCAAAGCTAGTAATCTTCTTTTGGAATTCCTCAAAGGCAGCTTTATCTGTAGGCTTAAATAAAAAGAAAAGACAGTATAGATACTTAGATTTGTATCCATAGTCGTCTATGTAAACATTGATTAAACCAAAATTCATTAATACACGTAAAGACTCATCACCCCTTGCTGTAAATATCAAGGGGCTCAGAAATCTAGTAGTGTTATTTAAATTAAGGTCAACCATTTTATTGTTATACAATTCTGATTCCATCGTTCTGGTAGTCTTCTCTAGTATAGTTCCACAAATCACTGTCAATATGCCAACGTAAACGTTCTAGTGCTTGGTGAAAGCCTTCGTAAGTCTTACCTTGATATACTCCTCCTTCTTTACCTAGAGTCATTGCTTCATCTGATAACTCATAGATAAGCGGACTACCTGGGAATTTTTGGCTTTCTACCAAGAACCTAAAGTTTTTAACAGTTAGACCTTCTCCATAGATACTTAAGTCTGACTGCTTTAAAGCTTCGGTATAGAAAGCTCCCTGAAAATCATAACGATACTTCATAAGAGTCTCTGTCCAATAGTTCAAAGAAGTTGTAGTAGTCTTTAAGTCGATAGGATATAAAAACTTATTGTCTACGTCTACAACTACCAAGTCTAATAGAGCCTTACACTCAAATCCCAAGTACTCAAAAGTAAGAGCCTGCTGTGTAAAGATTTTATATTGGTCATTGCCTAAGATAAACTTAGAACTAAAGGGATGATTCTTAAGAGATTCTACCAGATTATAGATTGTAGCTAATTGTGCTGGAGAAATTACTTTTCTTCCATCTGCTTCAATTAGGTGATCATAATAGGCTTTACCTTCTTTCTCAAATCTTTCTCTCACCTTAGGGAGAGTATCTCTTTTAAATCCTACAGTCTCATATGCAATTTGTTCTGCATTGGAATCATGTCTATTGATAAATAGGTTCCACACAAAGTCTCCCATCTGAGCTGTTGGTCTTTCTACTGTGCTAATTAAAAATTCTTCTTGGAAGACTTCTTCTCCTTGTGTAATAATTAAGTCTACTCCATCTCCTATCAATGTTACGTCTGCTGGTTCTTCTGTGTCAGACTTAGGATCGTAATTAAAGTATAGGCTAGGATGTTGTAGGATCTTTTTAAGTCTACTTTGACTTACTGCTGTATTGCTTAGGTAATCTTGATTTAGAATCATTTCTTTGTTATAGTTAAAGTTAAGACAAACCAAAGAAAACATAAGTGTATATTAAGAGCGTATAAAGAACATGTACGACTTATGCTTATCGTTGGTATTAAATAAAAAAACCAGAAAGGATAACCTCGTTGTCCTCTAGTTCCATAAAAGTAATTATTTAGTTGGAATTTCACGGCTTCTATCATCATATTGAGACTTCTCTCTCATTATGTACGAGAGAAACATAGCATTAGACATTATATGTCCTAGGTGATCTATTCCTGACTCAGGGTCTTTGTCTTCCCCATCTAGAAAAGCAAACATATGTCTAAGCAAACTTTCACTTACTTCAGAAACTGGCATACCTTTCATCCAATTCCATGCGCCTGAAATTACTATAAACTCATTTTTAATTATTAAATTTTCTGAGATAACTGATTGCTTCTTTAAGTAGCTCAGTATTATCATTAAACAATCCAAGGCCGTTGTTGCATTTGCTACACAAAATTCCTCTATACCGTCTTGTTGTATGACAATGGTCAATGTGTAGTCTTGAGGTTGATTGACAGATTTGACATCCTTTGAAAATTTCTGATAAGTAGAACTCTTCAGTGATTCCATAGTTAGCGAGTCTCCAGAGAAAGTTTCCTCTTTTGACTTTTTTAACATATTCAGGATTATTTCTTCTCTCTTTGCTTCTAGCTCTTTCTTTATCCTTGTTTTCTGGTCTATCACTGTAGATTTTCTGGTACTCTCGCACTTTATTTGTCTTTTCGTTAGAAGTATGGATTCTGATGTACTCACTACAGGATCTACACAAAGATCTTTTATTAACTGATGTATGTTTACTACATCTTGTACATGTACCAAATTGCATGGTAGTTTTTCGATAACAGTTTCCACAAAGACCTCGTGAGATAATTGTTTTACTATTTTTACAGTTGTTACAAATTGCGGTTTTAGACATAACTGGAACAAAGATACTATATCAAGAGTTTTTGTCAAGGTATATTTGTTTTCTCCATACTCAAGTACTTCTACCATAGACTCTAGAGATTTAAAGTCTACTAAAGTCCATCTTCTTTTTCCTGAGTTATAACGTAAAGCCTGTTCAGTCATAATTAACGCATTAAAGCACCTGTAGTTGTTTTAGGAGTAACATCTACTGGTTTTACAGTTAAGATAACTCTTCCAAATTTCATTGAAGATAGTTCAGTAACTACACAAGTTACTCCATTGCAGTCAACAAGAGTACCCAATTGAATACTTTCTGCTGATTCGTTGTCATTGTAGGTAACAATGTTGTCACCGTAATAGTAGTTAACATCAGGTAAGCACACGGCTTCCACTCTGTCTGTTTCTGTTCTTGGTTCTATTATATATAACATAAATTTAGTTTAATTAATTTAATTCAGGTACAGGCACTCCAAGAGTATCTGTTGCAAAGTTAATTACTTGCTTAATAAATTCATTAACTTCTTCTTTTTTTCCTTTAGAAAGTGAGAGTGGTGTTTTAATAAATTGACCTTGGAACATAGTCTCCTCGTAGAAGAACTTATCCTTAAGATAAGTGACTACCTCTTCTTTGGTGTATACTTCGCCTGTAAGGGCTTCAAATCCTCCTCGGATGATAGGTACTAGGGTGCTGTAGAAATAAGCTAACTGAGGGTTTGTTTTTTTAGAATCTACTCTGGTCAAACAAACTTCTACATTTACCATACTATCTCCTTTCATTAACTCTCTGAAGTAGGATTGCATCAAATCCTTATCTCCCTTAAAATGAATAGTTCCATCTATGTTAAGGGAGAGTGTGGCTGGTATGTAAATACGGTTAATCATTGTTTAATTATTAGTCTGCTGCCCAACCAAAGAATACATATTCTCCTTGACGTTCTTCACTACTAGGCTTATAGTTTACAAAGGCTACATTTTTCTCACCTTCTTTTAAAACATTAACTCTAGTAATGTGACTACTAATCTTGGTACGTTCTGTGTAGTCTCTAGCCATCTTAATTGCTCCTGCTTGTAATGAATGACTTCCAATAAGTCTTCCTTCTGCTTGTACTTCGTATCTAGTTTCCCAAACACGTCTACCTACCTGAGGAATTATTTCTACTTGGCTTTTAATCTTGTTGGTGTTTAATTTAGGTTCTACAGTGCAGATACCCCAACAATCTCTTTTATCCATAACATCTTCTGCTGATTCAATAAAGTCATTTAGTTTCTTTTTTGACTTTTTAAATTTCTCAGTAACGTCAACAAAACCATTAGTTGTACTAATAGTTCCATTGTAAGCATCATTTCCTGACTCTTCAATAGCATCGTCTACTAAGTTTTTGTAAGCTTCTTTCATATTAGGAGCTACTGTTCTGTTATAAAATGTACATGATCCCATAATTTTAGTTTTAGTTTTGTTTTTTAGTTTTGTTTTTTAATTTTAGTTTTATTTACTCCAATAAGGTGAAATACAAGGATCTGCTTTAAGTAATATTCTTGTACAAAACTTAGCTCCTGAATCTACCATTGATTTTTCTAATTGTGCAGCAACCTGTTGCGCAATTGTTTCTGGTGTTTCTACCAGAATCTCGTCATGAATGACATTAATAATTTTAACTTTAAATAAAAGATCGTTAGGTACTAGATACCGTAACCAAAAATAGACACATGCTAACTTGGTTATCTCTGCAGATTCTCCTTGTATAGGGTAGTTCAATGACATTCTTTCTATGTCACCTCTTTTCCTAAAAAACTTAGAGACCTTTTCTTTCATATCAAGTGCTGTAGGAGTAGTAGCATTCTTTAACTGCTTATATTTATCCCAAAAGCTTTTATCCATTTCATTTTTAAGTTGAGTAAACTCGGTGTAATAATCTACATACGATCTTTTACCTGTAACAGGAGAGATTAATACATAACCATTTTCAACTCCAAACTTTTTGGCTTCATCGAAGTATGCTTTCAATCCAGGAAATGCAAAGAAATAGGCTTCATATATCTTATTGCCTTGTTCTACATCTAATCCTAGTTGATCTGCTATACCTATACCACTACCACCATAGTTAATTGCAAAGCCTGCTACCTTAGCTGACTGTCTTTTATCTTTGTGTTTCTTTTTAATCTCGTTTAAATCTAAGCCATCTAACTCTTCGTACATCTTAGAAGCAACGAATGAGTGCATGTCACCCAAATCTTTATCATAGAACTCAAGTAAGTTATCATCCAAACACTTGTTTACTAGTACAATCTGTTCTTGACCTGTATAGTCACAGCCTACGAGTGTATTTCCTTCTTCTGCTACAAAACAACTACGGGTTTCTTCATCTGAAGGAATGTTTTGAAAGTTAAAATTCTTGGTTGTTCCTGACTTACCTCCACTAGATAAACGACCTGTGTTCATCAACTGTTTGAACTGAGTGTGTATTCTACCGCTTACGGGGTTAATTTGCTCAATCCAGTTATAACCATAGGTGCCTGTATCTTTCTGTGCTTCCTTAAAGGAAAGATAAGTTTTAATAATAGGGTGTTTGTCTGCAAACTTAATTAAATGGTTTGCTTCTATTGTATCTTTCTTGACTCCCTTCTCAACTACAGCAGTGTCTACTCCTATAGCTTTAAAGAACTGTACTACTTGAGCAGGTGAGTTCCAGTTAATATTTACTCTCTTTTCACTAGAAAATAAATCTAGCTGATAGTCAATAAACTGATCCATTTCATTAAGAAAGATAAAATCGTTTAATCTCCTAGTAGCTTTATCAGCCTGAGTTTGTACTTTATGAATCTTGTTAGTCCACTTATCTACGTCTAGCTTCATACCACAATACTCTATGTAAGCTAAAACTAAGACAAAGCGATTGTCTAAGTCAATTGATACTTTGGATCCTGCAGCAAATAGAATTACTTCTTGAGCTTCTTTAACAGCATGCAGGTATTTTACGTCATAAGCAGAATACTTCACAAAGCCTTCTGTAAGGTTTCCTGTAATATTCTTTCTTTCCTCTTTGTCTAATACAACTCCGCAATGTAGTTTTACACAAGCAGCTAAGGAACACCTATGACTTTCTATACCTAGCCTTGACGTTTTTTCTCCCAAGAAGGTATCGTATACCTTGGTTGGTACAATTCTCTGGTGGTATAGAAACTTTAAATCAAACTTTAAGTTATGACCAATGACTCCCTTACTCTCTAAGAGAGGTTTGTAGTCATTGATATCAATCGTAGTCAAGTCAACTACAAACTGATTGTCATTGTCACCTAGCTGAAGTGTATATAGTTTACAGGTATATGGATCAAATCCAGAAGTCTCTGTATCTATAGCAACCCATTCTAGGTCCTTAAAATAATCTAAAGATTCTTGTACTGTGCAGAGAGTTATATCAGGTAGGGAAAGGGGTTGTTTTGTTACTAAATAAATCATTTTAATAAGGGTTCCACTATCTTGTTATAATCTTTCAATGCTTGGTGTAATTTCTGATACTTCTGATCTTGGCTATAGTTCCCTTCTTCAATTTCTGTAAGGCAGGTTCTATACACGTCATAGATAAGTTTTCTATCGTAGTTACTTAATTTTAATATTTTGTTAGAAAGCTGTAGCATGTCTTCCGTAGTATCAATTCCCCATATCTTGTTTAAAGACTTACCTAAGTTCCATACGTGGTGAGGAGTATATAGATTACATTTAGGACAAGCGGGTAATAGATTAGTTAGGTGATAGCGAGTAGCAACCTTAGTTCTACCTACAAAGTGAGCACACTGTAATCCTTTAGGATCTAGTGTAATCTCACAAGCATGGCATTTGTTAATGTGTGCTCCTCTAACTAACCAAGAAGTTATCTGGTCTAGTTTACTTTGACTGATAGTTTCTTTCTCTAACTTACGCTTAATTTCTTTACGGACTTTCTGCTTTTCTTTCTTTTCCTTCATTACACACGTAGCACATAACCTCTTTGTTTTGTTAGCTATGGCTTTAATCTTCCCACAGTCTGAACAAGGCTTTTGAATTTCCTTAGGTTCAGATACTCCTTTAACAGGAATCTTTTTTGTTGTCGTTCTCTTTAACATATTATACAAATATAATAAAAGAAAAGGGGATCTTATGACCCCCTAATCTTTTTGGCATGCAAGAGAAGATTACAAAGATAACTCAGGTGTGTAGAGAGGGGTGTAGGTTTCAGAAATTAATTCTAAGCCTCTGTTGTTAATTGTGTAAGCAGTTCCGTGAATTAGAGACTCACGCTTAGCTTCAATACTCTTGTGTCCCATCATATAATTGGTGAAACGAGTAGTAGCGTTAAACAAAGCATAAGCTGTGTTCTCGTGTGTTTCATACTCAGTAGTAAGAGCTGTTCTAAAGTCGTTGATACGATTTTTACCTCTAGATGCTTCTCCATCTCCTCCGATAATGTTAATGATAAATTCATCTGTAACTGTTTCAGGGATGTAGATTTTGCTCAATTCCATCAATTTCTCGATAAACTGTTCTTCTTGGGTAAGAGAATTCTGCAACTGAGAGATAATAACACCTAAACGCTCGTGAGAATTCTTAGTATGTCTTACACGCTGAGAGTCTCTTAGAGCCATGTAAAAGGTATTAGAGCATACAACAGTTACGTTAGTAGTTCCAAAGCCCATAGGAGCACTACCATCATGTGAAGTAAGAGCTGTTAAGAATCGTTTGTTAAAGGATCCTCCAATCTGTACATCGGTTAAAGGAAACTGGTAATAGACCTTTTGTCCATTCCCCAGAAACCCACCTCTTTCCCCAGAAATATTAACTCTGGCAGCAGCTTCTAAAAGCATATCAAGGATTTCTTCATTCTGAGTAGGAACATATTTAGATCCTACTACACCAAGACAATTGTTGTTGTCTTCACGGAATACTCCATAAGCAGGAGTAGTTTCTCCATCAGGACCAAACAAAGGTTTCTTTGCTACAGTCCAATTTGTTCTAGATGATTCTAGCAATTGTTGTTTATTCATGGTTTTATTTTTTTAATGTTTTCGATAAAGTCGATTAATTCGTCTAATTCTTTAATTCTTCCTTGGACCTCACAGTACTCATACTCACTGCTTTGCTCCATTTCTTTTATTATTTTAGTTCTATTAGATAGATACTCTACTAATTTTCCTTTTAATTCTAAATGTCCTAAGGACTCATAGTCTTGCCAATTCATTTCTTTTTATTTTAAGTTTTCAAACCAGTCAATATCATCAGGATTACTGGCCATTAATATTTGATTTATTCTTTTAAAATGATCACACTCCCAAACTCCACCTTTATATACAGCAGAGACAGGATGAGGTGCTACTAATACGTGATGAAACTTATCATCTATTAAAGGAGCAAACTTTAAAGCGTCCTTTCCCCAAAAACAGAATATAAGTCCTGAAGTATTGTCGTTCAGTGTTTTAAATACAGATTCTGTAAACTGTTTCCAAGGCTCTAAGTGAGAACCTGACTTACCTTCTTCAATAGTTAAAGCAGCATTTAGCATAAGAACTCCTTGTTTAGCCCATGACTCTATATTCATGTCATTAGGAAAACTTAATTCACCAGGATAAATGTCTTCTTTAATACGGTTGTACATCATTCTTAAAGACGGAGTAATGTAAGTCTTATTCCTAGGAGAGAATGCTAATCCATGAGCAATAGGTTCCCCTACATTTCTACCTGGATAAGGATCCATTCCTAAGATAACAACTCTTACTTTTTGAAAAGGTGTTAAATTAAAAGCCTTGAAGACTTCGTCCTTATAAGGAAAGATAGTTTTAGTCTTTCTCTCATTAGCTACGAAACCTCCAAGGGCTTTAAAGTACGGACTTTCTATTGTGTCTTTTAAATGATGATACCAGTCGTCTGGAATATCAATTAGCTTTTGCATTTTTTAATTTGTCTCTATCTTTAAGTCCAACTGCTTCTCCATTAGGCTTGTAATATTTCTGTTTATTGATTCTCCTGTTTATAAATGTAATTTTAGGAGAGATTTTAACTTGTGACTTTTCACTAAGCAAACCTGGATGCAGTTCTTCTATTGTGTTAAGAACAATATTGTATTTGTTCTTGTAGTTCATCTCTACTTCATAGTAAACACTATGTTTATCTATGCCGTGAATAACTGAACTATGGTCTTTTTTAAATATAAAACCAATGTGTTCGAAAGTATAATACAGTTGATTTCTTAAGATAGCCATCATTTGAAATCTAGCATTTACTATATCTCTATGCCTTAAGTTACTTAGGAAGTCAGAAACTTCTAACTGGTGAACTGTACAGATAACATCTATGATGTCTAGTTCTGTTTTAGTAAACACTTTAGAATGGATTCTTACGTTCTTGTTGTTTTCTAACGTAGTTAATCTTTTCTTAGTTCTTTCACTATAATCCTTACTCTTGATCAGCGTCTGGTTGTGTAATTTAAAAAGTTTATCTACTTTTACTTTGCGTTCAACTCTTTCTTGAACTAACGCTTCTACTTTTAAATCTTCATATACTATTGCTAGTACTCTGTCTACAATATCTTTAACTCTTGGCATATCTTTATTAATTTTTCTCTTTGGTGGTTCTTATAAATATCACTTATGTCTTTTCCTAAACTCTCGTGGTGGTATAGAATAGGAATACCATACATTTCTGAAATTTTCTTTGCTCCTTCTTCTCCTGCTCTATCAGCATCAAACCACACATAAATATTATCAAATCTTGCTTTAAGTAACTCATAAGCATTTTCTGATATAGGTGTAGTCTCGCTTCTAACAGCAACAGCATTCACTCCTATAGAGTGCAAAGTCATTACATCCTTGGTTCCTTTAGTAATTATTAGGGTAGTTCCTTTGTGTGGTAGCTGGGTGTAACCTTCAAGCATACCTCCAAAAAAATTAGTCCTAAATTTAACCTTCTTGTCTGCATAGGGACGATATAGTTTAAACTTATCTTTTTCCTTATAGCGATAACAGGGATCAAATTCATTACTGAGGTACCAGATGTTGTCTGCTATCCAAGCTTTGTCTACTCTTCTTACGTCATAGAACTTGAGGATTTTTTCTGTTACTCCAAATTGAAGCCAGTATTCTAAGTCTTTCTGTGTAAATTTTGTAACAGTAACTTTGATGATTGCAGGTTTAACCTCTGCTGGTTTAGGACTTTTAAGGGTAGCTGTTTCTATTTCTAATCTAAGTCTGTCTTCTAAACTAAAGTTCTTAAGTTGGAAATCTGATTCTATTTTATAAAGAATGTCTGGATACTCATAGGCAGTACGCATTTGAGCTATGTCAATTGCATTGTAGTGCACTTTCTCCGTAGCATAATCTATAAAATAAAGATTACCTCCTTGACTCCACTTAAAAAAGCAAGTAGCATGCTTATCAGATCTGAATGGATTCTTATATTTCTTTCTCAAGTCTACTTTCTCACCAAAGTAAAAAGACATTAGGTTTTCTTGCCCTAGTAAAGCGTATAAAGTCTTTACATTAGGTCTTATTTCAATGCTCGAGAGGTCCATAAGTGTTGGTTTTAACCCTTATTCAATAAAAAAGGGGTCACAAAAGTAACCCCTTTTCTAAAAAATAAAAGAGATTACTTAAAATTCCAATATATTTGGCTCTGAACTGATAGATGCAGTAACTACATCACTAGGAGTAGCATCCCAACTTATCTGATTGTTTTCTTTAAATGGACTTTCAGTCTCATTTGCTTCAGGAGCATCATTCTCAGTATATTCTTTGAAAGTATAAGTTCCATAGTAACTCTTAAAACCATACTCACCAGTAATTTGCTTAGATACATACTCAGTAACTTTACCATGTAGATTAATAAATACCTTAGTACATACATCTTGGTATTTACCATCTTTAATTCCTAAAAGAACTTTAACACCCATATCGGCTTTGTTAAAGTGAGCAAAGAAATCTACCAACTCATTGCCTTTACCTTTAGCAATAGAAGCCCAGTTGTCGAGAACAAATGGCTTTTCTTTTGGAGAGATGTTACCATAAGCTTTAAGCAAAGAATAAACTGTTTCTTCTCCGCCCTTAGCTTCACGTACACTCTTCATATCTAATCTACGAGAAGGATCAATAGATGCTTGGTTCTCACTTAAAGTAGCAAGGTTCTCAGCCCATGTAGTCTTAGTAAAGTTGTCAATGAATTGTTTCTTACCTGCTTGAGACATACGAGTTTCATTGTTTACCCATAAAGTAAACTTACCACGCAAATCTGTTTTAAAATCTGGATGATTTACATACCAGAAGTCAAGACGCATTCCGTTCTCTGACTCATAGGTAGGTTCTTTAACTTTGTCTTCCTCAATACCTAGGATTTTTGCAAGTTCTTTAGCTGTAGGGTTAACACTTACAACTTGGATAGGAGCAAATCCTGTGTACAATTTTTTGCCTGCTCCAGGCTCTCTGGTTTCTAATTGATCGAATTTCATAATTTTGTTTTGTTTTATTTTTTATCTTTTACTGGTACTGGTTCTGCATAATAACTATCTATTGTATCACATACTACTTGTAAGTCATTAGGGATAAGAGTTTCTGCAAACATATCCATAGGACTCTTAGCAGGGTAATTTCTAAAACGATTGGTTACAAAGTGATAAGTTGCTTTCTCATCTTTATCTTCACCTACGTGAGTATAAAGACAGATAGTAAACAATCCTTCTAATACGATTTGGTTGTCCAATGCTTTACCGATTGTCTTAATCTTCTGACCTACGATATGTCCATCATCTTCAATGTTCTCTGAGTGAGTGATGTAGAATACTTTAAGGTCATTACGAAGCTTACGAGCACTAGTAAGCATATTGGTTACATCTTTTGCAAGAGTAACAAACTTACCAAAACCGATCTCATTGGCTTTCTTCATCATAAGGAAAGACATAGAGTAGATAGCATCATCCATGATGATGTTTTTGATGTGAGGAGCTTTCTCGCTGATCTGTTGTAACAATGCGGTGATCTGATTGATGTCATCCACCTCCATGTAATTTTTAGATTCGAGATTGTAAAGCTTTTCTGCTCCTTTGAAAGGCAATTCTTTCCTTGCTACATTAATAATAAATGTTTCTTTTGGGTCTAAAGTCCTTACAGCTGTGGATTTACCAGTACCTGAGGGACCTACGATAGCGATTAGTTTGCTTGACATATAGTTAGTTTATTTTGTTTATTTCGTTTATTTTGTTTATTTTGTTTCTAGTAATTTATCTAAATCTTCTGTTATTATTTTCCATCCGTACATAGAAGCAAAGAATCTTGCTCCTCCTTGACAACGCTTTTTATCTTTAGCAGGATAACTTAAGATTGCTTTTCTTACTTTAGTGTCGTTATAAAGTAGTTTAGCTAGCCAATCTATAAACTCTTCTTCCTTAGCCATTGTCCAGGTATGTTCCCAATACCACGTAGGAGAACTAAAATCTACGTCATCGTAGTTTACTTCAATCATATTACACATATGAGTAAGTACTTGAGTTAATTCAGGACTAAATTCATCTTTTTTATTCATAGGCTTTTACATTTTTAAATACTTTTCATAATAATTACCTACAGGATTATTCATCTCTTCAGGTTTTGGTAATTCACCAAACTCTCCATTGGCTCCATTGAAGTAAAGTCCTATGCTTGAATTTTCTAAGCCATAGTAACGATCTTTAAGGAATTTAAGAGAACGGTATTTGTTACCGAGTAATGATACATCATAGCCATTATGAACTGCTATGCTATATCTTGCAGGACTAAATAAACCTAAGACTATTTCGTAGTCTTGGTGTACACCTTTGTTAATGTGGAGTTCTTCCATAGAAGGTTCCAGTTTCTCTTCCATTAACTGTCCTTTGTAGGTGTAAGTTTGCTTTTCTGATGCAGGAGTCTGTTGGTGGACGATAACGCTAGCTACTTTGTATCGCTTAGAGAATACATCCAATACATAATCTTTAATCATAAAGTCAAAAGTCTGATAAGAACTTAACTTCATCTTAGTGTCAGGTGCTATCTCATTAGATAAAAGACTCACGTGGTCTAATACAAAGAATACCCAATGGTCTTCTGATCTGTATCTATAGCCTGTAGTAATTCTTTTACCTTCTTCTAGTTCTTTGTAGATATGTTCTCCTACATCTGGATTATCAAAGTACGCTTTTACGTACTTAGCTATACCTGTAGGATTTCTTATATAATCTACAACTTCTACTATATCTTGTAACTTATTTATAAAAGTTTCTGCAGCTCTAATCTTAGTCATTAGTTCAGAAGTTACTCTATAGTTTCCGATAGATTTTAACTGCTGTACACTAATAGTAGTCTTGTGGTTATGATATAAATAAATAGAAATAAAAGATAGCCAGAAATCTGTAGCACTTTCTTCTAAGGCAAAGTAAAATATCTTAGGAGTAATCTCTGTATTTTTAGTTGCTTGATAGATGTTTACGATAGTCATGTATTTTGCAAACTTTGACTTACCTACACCTGATGCAGCAGTAATACAAGTAATAGAGCCTTTAGTAAAGCCTCCATAGTATTGAGCTAATCTAGGAAATGGAGGAGCAATAGAAGTTATTCCTCCTGCTTCTTTGATTGCTTTGTTTCTTTCGATTTGAGATATTAGACCTTCAAAGTTCATCTTTACAAGATTTGATGGCTATTGTAAGCAGGTCCACTTCCATTCTTTAACTCTTCACACCATTTAGCTAGGTCGCTTTGCTCTACGCCATCAATCTTCTTAGAGATAAAGTAACCACACTCTCTGATATACCTAATAGATCCCTGTTTCTTCAAGGTATCTATGTATAGGTCAGTAGCCTTGGCTATATCATCTAGAGTGTAATCATACTCTGCTAAGAATTTAATCAAACGTTTAACCACACTTACCTTATCAGTAGTCTTTCCTGATACTCCTATGTTCTTGGTATTAAACTTAGCAATAAACTCTGTTACCCATGTAATAGGTATTTCAGGTTGTGGTGTTGGATTTGCAATTACTTTAATAGGATCAGAATGTCTAGCAACTTTAAGTGCAGATATTACCTCACTTACATCAAGATCTTCGAGTGCTTTAGGTGTCCAACTAAAAGTGGTTCCATTATTCAGAAGTTTGTCTTCGTAAATCCACTTGTCTATCATTTTCTCTTGTACTGCTAGTTCCCATAGGACTTCGTAGAATGTTTTCTTCATTTTCTGTTGTGGTTAAGATTACGTTTATACCTTTGAATAATTTCTCTTTATTAAACTTAGGCGGGTCTACAAAGATAAGGGATTCTTCAACTTTTTCCAAGTCTTCCATCCACATTTTTTTCATAAAAAGATAGTCTGGGGTTGATTCCAGACTATCTCCATAATGTTCTATGTCCATAATATTTTTTTGATTCTAATCGTTTGATAGATAATTTACGATTAATAAAAAACCTAAGCTAACCCCTTAATTTCTAAGAAATCTTTCTTACCAATCCACACTTGATGAAAGTCATACTCATAAGCTTCTAATACGTCTTTGGGTATGTTAAAAACACTCTCACAATCTGTACAAGCAGTCTCAAGTAACAAGTCATTCGTGATTTGTATAGCATGTCCTAAACAAATAGGACATATACCTTCATCCATAAGAGATTCATCTACTGTAGTAGAGGATAAGTCTTTTACTTTAAAGTCTACTCCATCTGCACAGTAGTACTGAGAGAGGTGAGTAAGTTCTTTCCTACATTCAGGTAATGACATCTCAGGATAAACACTCATAACCCATTCATTGTACATTTCATAGTCTGCAAGGTCATCCATGTCATCTTCAACAGCTTTAACGTCTTTAGTAGAACTAGTTGTTTCACTTTCCCAATAGAAAGGATCGTCTTTTCTTTGACCTAAGCGAACATAATCTCCCTTAACTGCATCAAAGTAAAAATCTTCTGCATCATCCCACATGCTAATTTGCTTAGCGCCTAAGCCTAAATGAGATTCACTACTATATGACTTCTTACCAGAATGCTTAGGAAGGTCAAAAGAGGGAAGAGGAAATTCGAGTGGAATGTTTCTTTCAGCCAACATAGTAAGCATCTCATAAGCAAAGCTAAAAGCATTGATCATTAAATTAACACTAGCTACCTCAGTATCTCCATGTTCGTTAAAGTAACCGCAGGAAAGATTATGAGAAGAAACTTTAAGTCCCCTTCTACGAAGTCCACCTACGTCAGTAGCTGTACCTGAAGCAGGCTTATATCCATATTTGTCCATCAAAGGTTCAATAAGAGTAAGATGTTCAGGATTCCACACTTGATATCCATTGGTATACTGGATGAAGTCTGTTGTGTAAGATCTGCGATCTAGCTGAGTAACTACTAGAGAGTTGTCAAAGAAAGACATATCACAACAGTTAGTACCTACTAGACCTCTTTCCTCACCATAAGGCAAGAATACCTTACATACAGGCATCATCTTAAGCATCTGAATAGCAAAGCATACACCTACAGAGTCATCTAGACCTAAGCCACATTGTTCTCCTCTGAAGTCATCAAAGCCAAAAATCCACTTATCTGTCTTAAAGATACGCATGCCTACATGATAGTCTTGAGCTGTGTCATAGTGAGCTACTACAGTAGGATAATACTCAGCTTCTCCTTTTGTGCAATAGATATTACCGCCTTTCTCTTCTACTGTTACTCCGTCTATCTGAGAGATAAGACTTATAAGCCAATTCTTTTTAAGCTTCTCCATCTCTGGCTGGTAGGTGGGGCTTTGTTGATACATAATATCAAACAGTAGATCAAAGTCTACAGGGAAATTTCCTTTTAATGTATCATCTAGTTCACCTAGCTCTTTGCTTTTATATTTATAAGTCATTTTTTGTTTTTTAAATTAAGTGTTCTTGATTATTGTCTTGTAATTGAATTGGAGGTTCAATTTCAGGTTGATTTTCGTTTACAAAAGAAAAATTCGAGTAAGTAACAGTACCCATATTAGTATTTGTATTTAGATAGGTTCCAATACCTAAACTTCCAATACCAACATTACCACTACTATGGATGTTAATAGTAGAATTAGTGGTAAGAGTACCTGATAGAGAGTTATTTGCCATAATCTGAGACAATCTTTCTTTGTTTCTTCTTTCTACTTCTTCACTATCATAGAGATCTTCTGGCTTATTCTCATCATTTGGATGATAATATACATTTCCATCAGTTAGATAGTCATGTTCATCTAAGATAAAATAACCAAAGTCATTCTCAAATTGCCTAAGTTCAGGATCATCTTGGTGTGCCCATGTATTATCAATTAACCTAATACCTTCATCTGTTAAGATAGAATCATCTTGATAAGTGTTGACGGTATCATCTTCAGTGGTATGATACTCTCCAGTTGAATCTGAGTAAACAGCACAGTCCTCACAAACTCTTAGATCACGATAGTGACCTCTCTCAATGTAAATAGTAGTATCATAATGTACAGTATTATCACAGCAACTACAGGTATAGTCACTGTCTTCATCTACATTATAACTATTATATTGATAGTAATCACCACTAGTATTTCTAAGCTCATAACGAGGACCTTCTATACAACCATTGGTAAGTATTTTTCTATCTAGGTCATAGTTACATAAAGTATCTAAATAAGGGAACTTAGTTATTCCTTCTAAATCCATTTCTATGGAGTAGACTCCTCCTACACAGAAAAGAGTAGAGTATCCTGCAGCTTCTAATGTGTTCTTGAGTAAGTTTTGTGTTTCGTTTGTTGTATAATAAATACGGTCAAACATAAACTTACCATCAATGTTCCACATAATAGAACGAGCAGCAATCTTACTACCTCTTTTAAGCACAGCCATCTTTACTTTGTCTGGAAACTTAGTATAGATGTCAAAGTAGTTTTGACATGATCTGTGACGCATACAAGAGCTTCCTAGAGTACCTGATGTAGCTGCATAGTTCTCAAAGTGATAAGCATCTTTGATAGCATCTCCATCAATAATAGCAAAATCATACAAAGGATTGCTTACAGTAATTAGACTAGCATAGGCTTCTGCAAAAGCAGTAATGTCTCTATCGCTATAAGTATCTCCAAATAACCTACGAACTATTTTACCTACAGAAGTGTGATATCTTTGTTTGTAGTTCCATACTTCTTTAACGTTAGTTTCAGTTTTATTAAAACTTACGCCTAATAGATGGTATCCTCCAGTACCTTGGTATCCTGATTGATCTACATGAAAGGATGCACTAGATACTAACCTAGAGTTTCTAATCCTTAGAGGCCTTGAATCTTTTTCCAAGAAGGTATTTTTAAATTCAAGGTTAAAAACATGTTCATTCTGTATTCTTTGGCCATCTTGCCATAGATAAGAAGTTACTGTAAATTCTTTGTTTTCAGATACAAATCCCTTAATAGGAAAAACATCTCCTCCTAGGTGTCTAGCAGTTAAAACTAGTTTACTATCATAGTGACCATGATCAGGTTCATGACTTACGTAATTTTTTCTGTAGTGAAATACAGCTTCTGTTCCAGGCCTAATAATGTGTTGGATACCCACTTGACCATCTAAGCGATTCTTACGATCTTCATCTAAATAAGAAATTTTAGTATAGTCAGCTTGGGATAACCCTAGATAGTTACAATACTTGTTTAAGGTAGGTACATGCTTTAAATCTATAATTTGCTGAGCAATTGCTTTTACTTGCTCAGGTACATTAGTACTAATAAGTTTAATTAATCTTTTCTTTAAGTCAGCATGTAAAACAAACTTATCCTGCCTTACTCTCTTTCTACGTATAGAAGCAGCAGATACATGAATAGTTTGCATTTCTTTGTTTGCAGTTTCCATAAACTCCGAGGAGAATGGATCATCAATAATTTGTTGGTTTGGCATATTTTGTTTAAGTTAGTTTAAATAAAAAAAGCACCCCTAGAGGTGCT